TCAGGCGGCGAGTTCCTTCAGTGGCACCGATGCGTCGGCGAGGCGATCGGCGGCGATCTGGGCGCGCTGTTCGACGAGCTTGCGGCCCTGGACGTAATCCTTGATCGTATTGACGCAGTCGAGCGCGATGACGCGGCCCTGCTTCAGGTAGATGAGCGAGAAGCTGCGGGTCGCAGGATCGCCGCGCAGGACGGTTTCGTCATGGCCGGTGGAGAGGCCGACCGTCTGGAGCTTCAGATCATATTGGTTCGACCAGAACCACGGCACCGCATTGTAGCTGGCTTCCTGGCCGGTGATCGACTTGGCCACCACGTTCGCCTGATCATTGGCGTTCTGCACCGATTCGAGCCGGATCTCGGCGCCGTCGGCGAAGCCGTTGGCGTGAAGCGCGCAATCGCCGATCGCGAACACGCCGGCGAGGCTGGTGCGGCATTGCGCGTCGACCGCGACGCCGTTGCCGCCAGCAGCACCGGCGGTGAGGAGCGGGGCGACGGCGGGGACGATGCCGATGCCGACGATCACCATTTGCGCCGGCACCACTTCGCCATCAGCAAGGCGCACGCCGGTGGCGCGGGTGCCATCGCCGAGGATGCAATCGACCGCGACGCCGAGCCGGACGTCGACGCCGTGGGCACGATGCTCGCCCTCGTAGAAGCGGCTGAGCGGCTCTCCGGCGACGCGGGCGAGGACGCGATCGAGTGCTTCGAGCAGGACGACCTTCTTGCCGAACTTGGCGAGGACCGCCGCGGCCTCGAGCCCGATATAGCCGCCGCCGATGACGACCGCCTGGTCGACGCCGGCAAGCTCGCCCATCATGCGATCGGCGTCGGCGCGGGTGCGCACGGTGTGGACGCCGGCAAGATCGTTGCCGGCGCAGGTGAGGCGCCGCGGGCTGCCGCCGGTGGCCCAGACGAGATGCTCGTAGCCGAACGATCCGCCGGCTGCGGTGGTGACGGTGCGGGCGGCGGGATCGACGCTGGTGACTTCATGCCCGAGCAGCATCTCGACACCCCGTTCCTGCCAGAAGGCCTCGGGACGGATCAGGATGCGATCGAACGTCTTGTCGCCGGCGAGATATTCCTTGGAGAGCGGCGGGCGTTCGTAGGGCAGATCGGGCTCGGCACCGATCACGCCGATCGTGCCGTCGAACTTAGCCTGACGCAGCGCGATCGCGGCCTGGGCACCGGCATGGCCGGCGCCGACGATCAACACATCGAAACTGCGCATCGCGCTCCCCTCAGTCCTCTTTACGCGCTTCCCTGCAAGCCAACGGGCGCGAGGGCAAGCCTGAAGGGGCGTGCGATAGTGCTTGACAGCGTCACGCTGTTTGTGTACAAAACAGGAACATTGGAGAAGTGCAAGCGGCGGCTGAGGGCCTGCTTCTTCAATGAGCCGACGGGCCGGTGAGCGCGGGGGATGGGCCCCCGATGCTCCCGGCCCGTCGGCGTTTGGGGCACAGCGAAGCGGCGGATGGCGTGCGGGCGGTGGCCGGGTGCCTGCTGCGCGCGGCCGGCAGCAAGACAGGGGAGGGCGCGATGGGCGAAGCGTCGGACGGGCGGGCGTTGAAGGATCGGGCTTCGGGAGGGCGGGTTTCCAGCGGAAGGACGCCGCGGCGCAGGAGCGGTGGTGGCGCATCCCGGATACCGCGGGCGCCGAACGGCACGGGGCGCCGCGTCAGGGAACGGCAAGTGAAGTTCGTCAGCATGCTGGCGGAGACGTGCAGCGTGACGGCGGCAGCGCAGGCGGCAGGCGTGGCGGTGGCGATCTGCTATCGCTGGCGCGACGAGAATGCGGCGTTTGCCGGAGCTTGGGACGCGGCGATCGCGATCACCTACGACCGGCTTGAGGCGGGCCTGCTGCAGCATGCGCTGGCGACGGTGAAGCGGGCGGTGGGGGACGACGGAGCGGCGGGCCGCGGGGTTTCGGCGGCAGACCTGCAGTTTGCGGTCGGCCTGCTCGGGCGGCACCGCGGGGGTGACGAGCCGAAGAAGAGCGTGGTGCGGGCCAAGCCGCTGCCGACCCGGGCGGAGACGGACGCGGTGTTGCAGCGAGCGCTCGACGGGCTGGCCCGCCGGGCGAAGGCGCATTGAGCCGCGACCTGTTGATGGAACTGGCGCTCAAGCCGCCGCGCGAGCGCCAGTTCGTGTTCGACCAGCTCAGCACGCCGCACAAGATCGAGCTTGCCGGGCGCTGGTACAAGTTCGCTCATAAGGGGCAGTTCTGGCCGGGTGACGCCTGGCGGGTGTGGCTGATCCGCGCCGGGCGTGGCTTCGGCAAGACGCGGGCAGGCGCGGAATGGGTGAGCCAGAAGGTGCGCGACATTCCGGGCGTGCGGATCGCACTGGTCGGCGCGACCTTCGAGGAGGCGCGTCGCGTGATGGTGGAGGGGCCGAGCGGGCTGCTGGCGGTGGCGCGGCTGAACGAGCATCCCGAGTGGAAGCCGACGCGCGGCGAGGTGCGCTGGCCGGACGGCGCCTGCGCGACCGTCTACTCGGCGGATTCGCCCGAAGGACTGCGCGGGCCGGAGCATCACATCGCCTGGTGCGACGAGCTGGCCAAATGGCGGCGCGGCGACGCGGCGTGGGACAATCTGATGATGACGATGCGGCTTGGCGACCAGCCCAAGGTGGTGGTGACGACGACGCCGCGGCCCAATGCGCTGATGAAGCGGGTGAGGAACGGGCCGGACGTGGAGGAGACGGTTGGCCGCACGGTCGACAATCTGCACCTGCCGCTGAGCTTCCTCGACGCGATGCAGGCGAATTACGGCGGCACCGCGCTGGGCCGGCAGGAGCTGGACGGAGACTTGATCCAGGATGTCGCCGGCGCCTTGTGGACGCGGGCGGTGATCGAGGCTGCGCGTGTGGCCAGCATGCCGGCGGTGCGGCGCATCGTCGTCGGTGTCGATCCGCCGGCGGGCGTCGGCGGCGACGCGTGCGGGATCGTCGCGGTGGCGCTGGGCGAGGATGATCGCGGCTATGTGATCGAGGATGCCAGCATCGTCGGGGCAACGCCCGAAGTCTGGGCGGCGGCGGTGGCGGCCTGCGTCGCGCGGCACGGCGCCGACCATGTGGTGGCCGAGGCGAACCAGGGCGGCGCGATGGTGCAATCGGTGTTGCTGGCGGCGGAAGATACGCTGCCGGTGAGCCTAGTGCATGCGAGCCGCGGCAAGGTGGCGCGCGCGGAACCCGTGGCGACGCTCTATCGCCGGGGACGGGTGAGCCATGTCGGCGCGTTCCCCGGGCTGGAGGACGAGCTTTGCGGTCTGGTGACGGGCGGCGGCTATGAAGGGCCGGGGCGATCCCCCGACCGCGCCGACGCTTTGGTCTGGGCGCTGACCGAGCTGATGCTGGGGCGCCGCGGGAAGGCTTCGGTGCGAACGGTGTAGCGTGGCTTGCCGGTTCGGGCGCCGCGCAATCGGGAGAGACAGATGAAATGGTTCGGCTGGAAGGCCGGGCGCGAGGGATCGCGCCCGGCCTTGTCGCGTGGGGGACAGGCGCTGGCGGGCGGGGACTGGCCGCAGGGCTATGATGCGCAGGTGCGTGCCGGCTATCTCGGCAATGCGGTGGCGCAGCGGGCGGTGCGGCTGGTGGCGGAGGCGGTGGGATCCGCGCCGCTCGACGCGAGCGATCGTGAACTGCTGGCGCTGGTGACGCAGAAGACGGGCGGGCGGCGGCTGGGCGAGGTGGTGGCGGCGCAGGTTCTGCTGCACGGCAATGCCTTCATCCAGATGCTGCGCGATGCCGACGGGGCGGTCGCGGAGCTGTTCCCGCTGCGCCCCGAACGGATGTCGATGGCGCTCGATGCGGCCGGGTGGCCCGCGCTGTATCGCTACACGGTTGCCGGGCGGGTGAGCGAGATTGCGCCCGATGCGGTCATCCATGTGCGCGGGTTCCACCCGCTGGACGATCATTATGGGCTGGGCTGCCTTGGCGCGGCATCGGCGGCGATCGCGGTGCACAATGCCGCGGCGCGCTGGAACAAGGCGCTGCTCGACAATGCGGCGCGGCCGTCGGGCGCGCTGGTTTATGATCCGGGCGATGGCTCGGCGCTGTCGGCAGAGCAGTTCCGCCGGCTGCGCGAGGAGATGGACGCGGGCTTCGCGGGCGCGGGCAATGCCGGGCGGCCGATGCTGCTGGAAGGCGGGCTGAAGTGGCAGGCGCTGAGCCTGTCGCCGGCGGACATGGACTTCGTCGGGCTGAAATCCGCCGCCGCGCGCGAGATCGCGCTGGCGTTCGGGGTGCCGCCGATGCTGCTCGGGCTGCCGGGCGACGCGACCTACGCCAATTATCGCGAGGCCAACCGCGCGCTGTGGCGGCTGACGGTGCTGCCGCTGGCGGATGCGGTGTTCGGGGCGATTGCGGCCGGGCTGGGCGAGCAGTTCGCCGAGGCGCGGATCGAGATCGATCCCGACCGCGTGCCGGCACTGGTGGAGGATCGCGAGCGGCTGTGGGCGATGGTGTCCGCCGCCGATTTCATTTCCGCCGACGAGAAACGGCAGATGGTGGGGTGGGCGCAATGACGAGGTCTGGCGGGAGCGGGAATATCCTGGCGCAGCTGATCGCGCAGGGCGCGGCGGCCGGCGCCGACATGGCGACGCTACGCGCGATCATCGAGGAAGCGGGGGAGCTTGGCGCGACCCGCGCGCTGCGGCGGCTGGGGCTGGCCGACGATGCCGCGACCCGCGACCTGGCCGAATTGCGCGAGCTGCTGACCGCGTGGCGCGACGCGAAGCGGACGGCGTGGAAGGCGTTTGCCGGCTGGATCGCCGCGCTCGTGCTGGCGGTGCTGGCGGTGAAGCTGGGGTTCGGGGAGTGGGTGAGTTGAGCCTCAGGTTTCAGGGCTTTGCCGCGGTGTTCGACCGGGTGGACCGCGCAGGCGACGTATTCCGCCGCGGCGTGTTTGCCGACGCGGGGCCGGTACCCTTGTTGATGCAGCATCGCGGTACGCCGGTGGGCGAGATCTGTGCGATCGGCGAGGATGCGCGCGGGCTGTGGATCGAGGGCGCGGTGATCGAGCCCGAGGTGGCGCGGCTGGTGCGCTGCGGGGCGCTGCGCGGCCTTTCCGTCGGCTATCGCGCGCTGGCGACGCAGCAGGGCGCGTGGCGCGAAGTGCTGCGTGCGCGGCTGATCGAGGTGAGCCTGGTGGCGGTGCCGATGCAGGCGGCGGCGCGCGTCGAGGCAGTTTTCGAGATCTGAAGTCGGGTGCCCGTGGCGGGCGCCCCTCCACCGTCTGGCTCTGCCGGATGGTCCCCCTCCCCGAGCGAGCTCGGGGAGGATTTTCTTGTTGGGAGAAGAGCATGAGCGAATTGGTGGTGGCACGGCCGGTGCTCGAGGGTGCGGCGGCAGTGGGCGATGCGGCGTTCGCCGGCTTCGTGCGCAGCGGCGCGGTGATGGAGATGAAGGCCTTTTCCGGGCTGAGCGGGGATGCGGGCGGCTATACGTTGCCCAGGGAGATCGATGCGACGATCGACGCGACGCTGAAGGCGGCATCGCCGATCCGCGGCATCGCCAATGTCGTGAAGGTGGGCAGCGCCGGCTATCGCAAGCTGGTGACGACGGGCGGCACACCATCGGGCTGGGCGGCCGAGAACGGCGCACGCACTGAGACGGCGACGCCGAGCTTCGTCGAGATCGCGCCGCCGATGGGCGAGCTCTATGCCAATCCTTCCGCGACGCAGGCGATGCTGGACGACGCCAATTTCGATGTCGAGGAGTGGCTGGCCGGTGAGATCGCCGCGGAGTTCGCCAAGGCGGAAGGGGCGGCGTTCGTCAACGGCAACGGGACGAACCGGCCCAAGGGCTTCCTGCAGCAGCCGACCGCGGCGATCGGCGATGCGACCCGCCCCTTCGGGACGCTGCAGCACGTGCTGGCCGGCGCGGCGGGCGATTTCGGGAGCAACCCACAGGAGCGGCTGATCGACCTGGTCCAGGCGCTGCGCGCGCCATACCGTCAGGGCGCGAGCTTCGTGATGAACGCGGCGACGCTGGCGCGAATCCGCAAGTTCAAGACCAGTGACGGCGCGTTCGTGTGGCAGCCGAGCCTGTCGGCCGGGCAGCCGGCGACGCTGCTCGGCTATCCGGTGGTGGAGGCCGAGGACATGCCGGACATGGCCGCCAACACGCTGTCGATTGCCTTCGGCAATTTCCGTGCGGGCTATCTGATCGCCGAGCGGCAGGAGACGGTGATCCTGCGCGATCCTTACTCCAACAAGCCGTTCGTGAACTTCTACGCCACCAAGCGCGTCGGCGGCTGCGTTTCGAACAGCGAGGCGATCAAGGTGATGAAGTTCGCCGCGGCGTGATGCCGGTGCCCCTCCCGCCGATCGGCGGGAGGGGATTGTTCTGGATCGTCCGGGGAGACGTTCATGACGGTTTCGGAGGTGCCGTCCGCCGCGATTGCCGCGGCGGTGGGGGAGGCGCGCGTGCTGCTTCGGCTGGAGGGCACGGGCGAGCAGGCGCTGCTGGAGCGGCTGGCGGCGAGCGCGATCGCGCTGGCGGAGGCGTTCACCGGCACGCTGCTGATAGCGCGAGGGCTGGCCGAGGTGCTGCCGGCGGCGGCGGGGAACTGGCAGCTGCTGTCGGCAGTGCCGGTGCGGGCGATCAGCAATGTGGCCGGCCTGCCGGCGGACGGCGCTGCGTTCGCACTGCCGGCAGGGGGCTTTGCCGTCGACGTGGATGGTGAGGCGCGCGGATGGGTGCGCGTGATTGCGTCAGGTGCGGCGGGGCGGGTGACGGTGAGCTATTCGGCGGGGCTGGCGGATGACTGGGCCGGGGTGCCGGCGCCGATCGCGCAAGGCGTTGGCTTGCTCATCGCGCACCTCTTCAACGATCGCGAGGCGGGGCAAGCACCGCCGGCGGCGGTCGCGGCGCTGTGGCGGCCCTGTCGCCGCATGCGGCTGACGGCGGAGGCCCGGGCTTGAGCGCCGCGGTGCCGCTTCAGGCGGCGATGGTGGCGGCGCTGAAGGAGATCGTCACCGCTTACGATGCGCCGCCGGTGCGAGCGGCGCTGCCGTACGGGCTGGTCGAGGATCCGGTGCTGGCGCGCTGGGGCGGGGCGGGGATCGACGGGCGCGAGGGGCGGGTGCGGATCGTGCTGCACGATGCCGGCGAGCGGCCGGTGCGGCTGCGCATGCTGATGGCGGCAGCGGAAGGCGCGGTGGCGGCGCTGTCCGGCGCGATCGGCGAGGGATGGCGCGTCGTCGCGCTGCGGCTGGTGCGCGGACGCATCGCGCGGGCGGGCGGCGGCGAGCGCTGGACCGCGACGAGCGAGTTCGCGGTGAAACTCTATCGGGAGGAATAGGCATGGCGGTGGAGAAGGGTTCGGCGTTCCTGCTGAAGGTGGGCGATGGCAGCGCGACGCCGGCATTCGCGACGGTGGCGGGCATGCGCACGACGCAGCTGAGCATCAACGGCGAGGCGGTGGTGGTGACTCACAAGGGATCGGGCGGCTGGCGCGAGCTGCTGTCGGGCGCGGGCGCGCGCAGCGTCAGCGTGTCGGCGGCGGGGGTGTTCACCGGATCGGCGGCGGAGACGCGGGTGAAGACCAATGCGCTTGCCGGTACGATCGACGATTATCGGCTGAGTTTCGAAAGCGGCGAGACGCTGACCGGCCGGTTCCTAGTGACGCGGCTGGACTATGCCGGGGATTTCAACGGCGAGCGCAGCTACACCGTGAACCTCGAAAGCTCCGGCGCGGTGGTGGCCGCATGAGCGCGGCGAACCTAGCCCGCGGCGAGGCGAACCTGCGGGTGGCCGGGGAGCTGCTGGTGCTGCGGCCGAGCTTTGCCGCGCTGGTGGCGGCGGAGGAGGAGCTTGGGCCGCTGTTCGCGCTGGTGGAGCGGGCCGCCGAGGGGCGGATGGCGCTCAGCGAGCTGGTGGCGCTGTTCTGGCACTGCCTGCGTGATCGACCGCCGGCGCTGACCCGCGATTCGCTGGGCGAGGCAGTGGCGGCGCAGGGGCTGACCGCGGCGATGCCGGCGCTGAGGCTGCTGCTGGGCCAGATCCTGGCAGGACGGTGACGTTCGCGGAAAACGCGGCGCGGCTGGCGGGCTGCGCAGGCGTGGCGTTCGGCTGGTCGCCGGACCTGTTCTGGCAGGCGACGCCGGCGGAGTTGAGCGCGCTGGTGCGGGCGCTGGGCGGCGAGGAGCAGTCCGCCCCGCCCGATCGCGCGATGATCGCGCGGCTGAAGGGGGCATTTCCCGATGGATGAGGATTTCGACCGCATGCTGGTGAGCGTGCGGGCCGACACAGCCGGCTTCGCGCGCGATGTCGCCGAGATGCGCGCCGCGCTGGAGGGGCCGCTGTCGACCGGAGCAGACCGCGCCGGGCGGGCGATCGAGACGACGCTCTCGCGCGCGGTGCGGACTGGCAAGCTGGGATTCGAGGACCTGAAGCGCGCGGCGCTTTCGGTGCTGGACCAGATTGCGGCGGGCGCGCTGCGGACCGGGATCGAAAGCGTGCTCGGCGGCGGGGCGCAGCCGGCGGGGGCCGGGCTGCTGTCCGCGTTGATCGGGGCGATCGGCGCACCGGGGCGGGCGACCGGCGGGCCGGTCTCGCCGGGGCGGCCGTTCTGGGTGGGGGAGCGGGGGCCGGAGCTGTTCGTGCCCACGGCGGCCGGATCGGTGATGCCAAACGGTGGCAGCGGGACCCCACGCGACGTGCGGGTGAACATCACCGTCAACGCCGCGAGCGAGGCAGCGCCGGCTGCGCTGGCCCGATCGAGCCGGCAGGTAGCGCGGGCCGTGCGGGCAGCGCTTGCAGGAGCGGATGACTGATGGGCCATTGTCTCGTCGCCGCGCGCGGCGCGCACCATGAAGCAGGCGTCATCACGCGCTTCGACCCGCGGTTCTGGACGGTGAATTTCCCGCGGCCGATGATGGCGGCGGTGACGACGAGCGCGCCGGACGCAATGCGCGTCGACTGCGTCTTCTATCGTAAGAATGATCTCGCCGGGCTGATCTGGGCGGCCGAGGACCGCCACGATCACCCGCTGTTGGCGTATGAGACAGCGCGCGATTTCCGCCGCTGCCGCCTGTCGTTCCGCTGGCAATCGTCAGGCGTGCGGCCGCTGGACGCCACGCACGGCCCGGTGCTGACGATCGAGGGGCGCGACGCCGCGGGCGTGGCGCGATCCTGGTACGTGCGACTGTGGAATTATGCCCAGGGCACACCCGAGGATGCCCAGGTGTCGATCGACTTCGCGAACGTCGTGGGCGGTTTCCAGCTGCCGGCGGAAGCAGATCCGGTGTGGGCTGGGGACGTCGATCGCATGTTCCTGTCGTTGGTCGCGCCCGATTATGACGAAAGCGATCGCCCGCTGGCGGCGCCGGCTGAGGGCTGGGCGGAGCTTAGCGCGATCCGGTGTGACGGGCCGGGATCAGTGCTGGCGATCGGCGAGGCGGTGCTGCCGGAACATGGCCTGGCGATCGCCAATGGCTATGACGACACGTATCACCTGACGCCGGCGCGTGTGCTGCGGACCATGCTTCACCTCGGGTACCGCGGGGCGATCGTCCATTATGTGGGCATGAGCCATTATTTCCGGCTCGACGGCGACCTCAAGGTCACCGGCACGCTCAATGCGCCTTGTGTCGCCTGGCACCGTGGCTTTGCCGAAGGCGCGACGCAGCTTGGCTATGACGTGATCTGGTCCCTCTCGTACGAATTGTTCGATGCGCATTGCCCGGAAGCGTGGAAGCAGCGCGATGCGCAAGGCGCGCCGGCGTTGACCGGGTGGGAACCGCCCTCGACCTTGGTGTCGCCGGCCAATGCGGCGGCGATGGCCTATCTGCAGGCGATCGCGCTGGCGTTCGTCGGGATCGGCGCGGCGGCGGGACTGGCGGCGAAGTTCCAGGTGGGCGAGCCCTGGTGGTGGGCGAAGGCGGACGGGCGGCCCTGCCTGTACGATGCGGCCGCCGTGGCGGCGTTCGCGCCAGTGCCGATCCCGAGCGTCAACGGCCCGCAATCGGCCGCGCAGCGCGCGACGCTCGATGCGGCAGGTGCGATGCTCGCCGGATCGACGGCGGCGCTGTGCCAGGCGGTGCGGGTGGTGCACCCGGCGTGCGAGACGTTGCTGCTTACCTATCTGCCCACCGTGCTGGACGCCAAAGCGCCGGAAGCGAAGCGGATGAACATGCCGCTCGGTTGGGCGAGCCCGGCCTTCGACGTGCTGCAGCTGGAAGATTACGACTGGGTGGTGGCGGGCGATACCGCCTCCACCGCGGCGGGCGTCGCGCTGGCGAGTGCGCGGCTTGGCTATCCACCCGAGCGACAGGATTATTTCTCGGGCTTCGTGCTGCGGCCGGAGGACAGGGGACAGTGGCCGGCGATCGATGCGGCGGCGGATGCGGCGCGCCGGCGCGGGGTGCGGCGGGCGCATGTCTGGGCGCTGCCGCAGGTGATGCGCGACGGCTTCGTTCACTGGGACGAGCGGCAAGGGGAGGATGAGGTGGAAGCATTCGACGACGTGCTGTTCCCGTTGGAGCTGGGCCGCGAGGCGGAAGTGAGCCCCGGCTTTTCCACCGCGATCGTGACGAGTGCCGGCGGGCGGGAGAGCCGCAACGCGAGCTGGGCGGCGGCGCGGACGCGCTATGATGCCGGGCCGGGCGTGCGCAGCGAGGCGGATATCGCGACGTTGCTGGGCTTCTTTCGCGCGCGGATGGGGCCGGCGCGCGCCTTTCGGCTGCGTGACCCGTTCGATTCGATCGGGGAGGACGAGGTGATCGGCCGAGGCGACGCCGTGACACGGCGCTTCCCACTGGTAAAACACTACGGAGGCGCGGAGCGGCGGATCACGCGGCCGGTGGCGGGCAGCGTGGCGGTGACGGTGGATGGCGCGGCGGAGCACGGCTTCAGCGTGGAAGCGGGCGGCATGATCGTCCTCGACGTGGCGCCGGCTGCTGGCGCGGTGATCGCGGCGTCCTTCATCTTCGACGTGGCGGTGCGGTTTGCCGAGGATCAGCTGACCGTCGCACGCGCGACCTTCCTGGCCGGGTCGGCGCCGTCGGTGCCGCTGGTCGAGGTGCGCGAGGCATGAGCGATCGGCTTTCGACCATCGCGATGCTGTGGTTGCTGTCGCGTCGCGACGGCGTGACGATCGGGCTGACCGATCACGACCGCGACCTGATCGTGGAGGGGCAGCTGTATCGTGCAGCACCCGGCATGACGCCGTCGGCGATCGAGCGCGGCGACGGGCTGGACGGGGCCGCGATGGAGGCGCGCGGCGCGCTGACAGCGGGTGCGGTGACCGAGCGGGATCTGGCGATCGGACGTTGGGACGGCGCGCGGGTGAGCGTTGCCGCGGTAGATTGGGCGATCCCTGGCGCGCCAGTGTCGCTGGGCGAAGGCACGATCGGCACGATCGAGATCGACGAGACCGGCTTCACCGCCGAGCTGCGCGGCGCTGCGGCTGCGCTGGACCGCCCGGCGACGGAAGTGACGAGCGCGGCTTGTCGCGCAATGCTGGGCAACCACCGCTGCCGCGTGCCAATGGCGGGGCGGCGGCGCTTCGCGCGGGTGGTGGCAGCCACTGGCGGGCTGCTGACGCTGGACCGGGTGGAGCCGAGCGCGGACGCTTATGGCGGTGGCCGGCTGCGCTGGTTCGGTGGCGAGGCATGCGGGCTGGAGAGTGCGATCGCGCAGTCGGAAGGGGCGACGGTGTTGCTGCGCACGCCGCCGCCGGTCGCCGTCCCGCCGGGAATGCTGGTCGAGGTGCAGGAAGGCTGCGACAAGATCCTGGCGACCTGTAGCGGGCGGTTCAATAATGCCGCGAACTTCCGCGGCGAGCCGTATCTGCCCGGCATGGACCTGCTGACGCGTTATCCGGGCGCGTGACACGCGGAGAACGCGTCGCGGCGGCGGCGCGGGGGCTCGTAGGGGTACCGTTTCGGCTCCACGGGCGTGATCCGGCGACGGGGCTCGATTGCGTTGGGGTGGTGGCGCTGGCGCTGCGCGCGGGCGGCCATGAGGGCGCGGTACCGGAAGGATACCCACTGCGCAGCGGCGATGTCGCGCGGTTCCGCCATTGTTTTGATGGGTTGGTGCCAAGCACGGGCACCGCGGCGGGGGATGTGCTGCTGTGCCGCAGCGGACCCGGGCAGGTGCATCTCGCAATCCAGGTCGGGAACGGGTTCGTCCATGCCGATGCCGGCCTTCGCCGCGTCGTCGAGCGCCCGGGGGTGCCACCGTGGCCGATGCTGGGCGCCTGGCGGATCGCCGGTAATGAACAGGAGGCAAGTTGATGGCGACGCTGGTGTTGACGACCGTCGGCGGACTGGTCGGCGGGCCGCTGGGGGCGGCGCTTGGCGCCACGCTCGGTCGGGCGGTGGACGGCGCGGTGCTGTTCAAGCCACGCGGGCGGCAGGGGCCGCGCCTTGCCGATCTGGCGGTGCAGACGTCGAGCTATGGCCGATCGATCCCGAGGATCTACGGCCGGATGCGCGTGGCGGGACAGGTGATCTGGTCAACCGACCTCATCGAGCATCGCGGCGAGCGGGGCGGGGGCAAGGGGCAGCCGAGCGTCACGAGCTACAGCTATTCGGTGTCCTTCGCGGTCGCCATATCGAGCCGTCAGGTGCGGCGTATCGGACGGATCTGGGCGGACGGGAACCTGCTGCGCGGCGCGGCGGACGACTGGAAGGTGAAGACCGGCTTCCGGCTGCATGACGGCGACGAGGCGCAGGAGGCCGATCCGCTGATCGCGAGCGCGGAAGGGATCGGCCGGGCACCGGCGCATCGCGGCCTTGCCTATGTGGTGTTCGAGGATCTGCCGCTGGAGGCGTTCGGCAATCGCATCCCGTCGCTGACCTTCGAGGTGGTGGCGGACGAAGAGGATGTGCCCGTCGGCAGGATCGCGCAGGATCTTGGCGGTGGGACGATCGTGACGGCTGAAGCCGCGATGCCGCTGGCGGGGTTTGCCGCCGACGGGGATTCCGTCCGCGACGTGGTCGAGGCGCTGGCCGCTATGTCCGGCGTGTGGTTCGGCCCGGTGGCGGGCGGTGTGACGATGCGCGCGGGCGACAGCCCGGATCGGGTGATCACCGACGAGGGCCCGATGCGGCGGATCGCGGCGGCGGATCAGGCGCCGGCGACGGTGAGCGTCGCGCATTATGATCCAGAACGTGACTGGCAGATCGGGGTGCAAAGCGCGGCGCGGCCGGAGCGCTCTGGCAGTGTTCAGCAGGTGGAGATCGCTGCCGCATTGCCCGCCGCGGCGGCAAGGGGGGCGGCCGAACGGATGCTGGCGCGCGTCGAGAGCGAGCGGCGCACGCGCCGGGTGACCGGTGACCTGACGATGATCGAAGTTCTGCCCGGCGAGGTGGTGACAATCGCGGGTGAGGGCGGCGGCCGCTGGCGGCTTCGCGGAACAACGCTGGAGCGGCATCAGGTGGCGCTTGACCTTGTCGCGCTGGCGCCGGCGGCGTTGCCGGCCCTGGCAGCGAGCCCCGGGCGGGTGCTGCGGGCACCGGACAACCCGATCGGCGCCACGATCCTACACGCTGCGGAACTGCCGCCGCTGGGCGAGTTCGCGTCCGTCTCGCCGAGCGTGACGATCGTGGCGGCCGGAACCGGGGCGGGGTGGCGGCGCGCGGCGCTTCAATACAGTGTGGATGATGGCGCGTCGTGGAATCCGGCCGGCGGCACGGCGGCGCCGGGGATCGTCGGCAGCGTGATCGCGGCGGTTCCGGCAGGGCCGGCCACCATCGTGGATCGCGTGGCGGTGATCCGGGTGAAGCTGGCGCACGGCGCGATGATGCTGGGTGATGCCGATGCCGCGGCGCTCGACCGGGGAGCTAACCTGGCGCTGGTGGGCGAGGAACTGGTGCAGTTCGGCCGGGCGCGGATGATCGAGCGCGGCACGTGGGAACTCAGCGGCTTGTGGCGCGGGCGGCGGGGGACAGTGCCCGCGCCGATCGCAGCGGACGTGCGCTTTGTGCTGATCGAGCAGGGCGCAGCGACGCTGCTCGCGGTTGACGCTGCGGCGGGCGGACGCGTGCTTCTCTACGCGAGCGGGGCGGGGGATATGGTTCCCTCATCTGCCGAAGTCGTGCTGAGCGGTGCGTCGATACTGCCGCCGGCGCCCGTCCGGCTTCGCGCGGCGGCTGTCGCCGAGGGAACCATGTTGCAGTGGCGGCGGCGCAGTCGGACGGATTGGCGCTGGAGCGACGGCGTGGACGCGGCGCTGGGTGAGGAAGCGGAGGCTTACCTCGTCAAGGTGACCCAGGCCGGCGGCGAAACGGCGACGTTCGAAACATCGACACCGTCATTGTTACTCGACGCGCAATACGTGAGCGTGGGCACTACGGTTTCGGTTCGCCAGCGGGGGACGCACGGCGTCTCCGCCGCGGCCGAGATCATTCTCCAAGAAGGACTGGTTCCATGA